ACAGGTGTAGTACTACACAAACGACTAGGTAAAGGAGATGTAGGAGAATGGTATGCAACTATGCCAGCAAAACTTTGGATAGAACTAATAAGGAAGATTAATGGACAAACATAATGTGGCTGACTACTTAGAGTATGTTGGCGCCACCCTGCCAGCCGTGGGCAGTGGTTGGCGCAAGATGAAATGTCCATTTCACGGTGACAAACACGCATCAGCAGCCATTAATTATGACGAGAATAGATTTAAATGTTTTGGTTGCGAAGCAAAAGGCGACGTATACGACTTAATAATGTACAGAGAAGGAGGTAAATACATTGAGGCTATCAAATTCGCAGAGAGCATATCTCTTCCAAGCAGCGGAGGAATACGCAAAGCACATTCATCTAGCAGAGGAATATCTTTTAACCCGTCATCTCTCGGTAGAAGAAGCGAGAAAGTTTCATCTTGGGATAGTGAAAGACGCTCTTCCAGGTCACGAGAGTTATAAAGGTAGGTTAGCAATCCCATACATTACACCGTCAGGTGTAGTTGATATGAGATTTAGAAGTGTTAATAACCATCCAGATGAACCTAAATATATGGGTGTGCCTGGGGCTAAGACTACAATGTTTAATGCACAGGCAGTACTAACAGCAGGTAATTACATATGCGTAACAGAAGGTGAGTTAGATACAGTAGTACTATCAGCCAAAACTAATCATCCATCTATCGGTATTCCAGGAGTAAATAACTGGAAGCCATACTATGGAAAGATATTAGATGATTTTGAAACAGTAATTGTATTAGCAGATGGAGATAATGCAGGGCTTGAGTTTGGCAAAAAGTTAAGTAGAGAACTACCTAATGTTAATCTATTACAAATGCCAGAAGGCCACGATGTTAATAGCATCATAGTTCAAGAAGGAAAGGAGTGGATAGATGAGCGAATTAGAAAATGCTTGGGAGAGTGACGAAGACTTCTGGGATTTTGTAGGACAAAATAAACGTATGGTTGGTATGGCAATCTCAGATGGCCAAGGACTAGATATACTTAATGCACTACGAGATATTTATATAGAGATAGATAAAGAAACAGAGACAGCCAAGCGGATGCTTACACTGCTAGCCACAGTTATTTATGCCAGCAGCATAGGTGAAGGTCAACAATTTACAGATGAAATACAGGTACTATCAGCAATGGAACAGTTTGATAACAGCATTAAGGAGATGTTAGATGAAGAATCCAAGTGATGTAGATACTATTATAGAAGAACTAAAAAAAATCTTACTTAAAAAACAAGAAGATTATGGTCCATTAAATATAGCCCACGCTCCAGGCGGGGCTATGAATGGACTACGAGTCAGGATGCACGATAAGTTAGCAAGATTAAATAACCTAGTAAATAAAGGAAACACGCCGAACTATGAAAGCGTTGAGGATACCCTCATAGACCTGGCTAACTACGCTATAATCGGACTATTAGTACAAAGAGGACAATGGGAAGGCGCTGATTAAAAAGTGAATGAGGCGTGGGTACAAGAGTATGAACTGCTTGTATCCTCCCTTGCCTCCGAATACTTTAGAAAATATCCTATGCTTGAGCCTGCGGATATCAGGCAAACATTATGGATGTGGTTTGTTACCCATCCAGTTAAGTACACAGAATGGTCTAAGTTACCAGCCAAAGATAAAGAAAAACTAATTGCTAAATCATTGCGTAATGCAGCAATAACTTATTGCGAAAAAGAAAAATCTGCCAAGGTTGGCTATGAACTAGCCGACCTTTATTACTATGACGCCTCAGTTATTGAGGCGTTTCTGCCATCTATTATTGCAGGTAGTTATGAACTGCCTAATAAAATTAAAGACCTTAACTTTAAGTTTGGTAAAGGTGAAGTTACAGACGGAAATAACTGGCTAGTCTTACGGTCAGATATAGAAAAAGCATTCAATCAATTAGCAGAGGCAAAGCAAAATATTTTACGTATACGTTTTACGTCAGATAATTACGAGTGGACTGACTTAGCAAAGGAATTAAATACATCAGCAGATGGTGCACGTATGCGAGTTACCCGTGCAGTTAATTCTTTAGTTAGAATATTAGGTGGTTGGCGTACATATAATGATACAGATGTAGTTGAGAATAAATCAGAGGATGATGATGACCGAACAGAATCCTAAAGAAATAAAAGATTTGTTTAGAAAAGATTACAGCAAGGCTATGGATTTACGAGGCCATCCCATTGGGGATGTATGTGTATGTGGTTCAGAATTATTTACTGCTATAGTAGCCTTTGAAATGGGAGAGATTTGCTTTTACTTCTTAGATGGTGAGTGCGTAGATTGTGGTTCACTAGTCACTTTACCCACACCAATAGACGACCACGGAATGGATTGTGACTAATGCCTTTCTATGATTTTGAATGTAAAATATGCACAGTAGTAGTAGAAACAAATGATTCTGCTGCACCATTTTGTACCTCTTGCGGAAATTTAATGGTTCGTATATGGTCCTCCACACCAGTACACTTTAAGGGAAGTGGCTTCTACTCAACAGGAGGATAAGATTAAAAGACTACGTCACCTATTTTGTTTTAATTATATGTGGAAAGTAATAGACCCAAGTAAATCTTTATGGCATCTTAAGTGTACTAAGTGTGGTTATCAAGAGGTGATTAATCTTGGTTAATTATCCAAAATGGAAAGATACACCAGCGTGTGCTGGCATTGATGTAGAAATATTTTTTACTGAAGAACGAGGTAATTTCGCACACCTTGATTATGTTAGGAAAATGTGCAAGACTTGCCCAGTACAAGTCGAGTGCTTTAATTACGCAATTGACAACCTAGTCCACGGATTGTGGGCAGGAACTACTATGGAGGAAAGGAATAGATACAGAAGTAAACACGGAATAATTGGTAAGACAGTTGTTCCAGCCTCTGTATTTGATGATGTCTACTATAGTCAACTTGAGCAAGGATGAAGTAAGAGTCTGCACTTTACTAGCAGTAGAGCGCTGGCTTACTAAGTTTGGTTCTAAAGATAAACCTAACTATGCACAAGGTAAGTTAGATGGTAAGTTAGAGCCAGAAATAAATGCAAACATACGGGCTAATGTGTGTGAATGGGCAGTAGCAAAACAATATAATCTAGGATGGAACACGCCTTGGTATCCAAATGCATTGCACGCTAAGCGATATCCAATATCTGATGTAGGAAATAACATAGAGGTTAGGTCTATTAGAACTCAAACTAGTATTCCTTTTTGGGGCAAAGACAAAGGTAGAATTATTATTGGAACTAAATGTTTAGATACGGAATATTATTCTGAGGTAGAAATTTTTGGCTATATAAAGCCAGAACAGTTTACTAAAGAAGAATACTATGATAGTTATATAAACGGATGGCGTGTACCTATAACAGAATTTAAGGAGTATGATGTCAAAACTATCTGACTTTGATTTAGATTTATCAGTTGGACACGAAGGCGAGTCCCTCGTTAATCAACTACTAACTAATGGCAAAACCATTGAGGTTAAAACAGACCTTAAGTGGAAGAACACTGGTAACTTATATATAGAAACTGTGTGTTGGTCACACAACAATAGTGAGTGGTACCCATCTGGTATTTCTACAACTAAGGCTGAGTACTGGGCATTTGTATTAGAAGGAACCGTATTAATAGTTCCATTAGAACATTTACGGCGTGCCATTACTTTGTATGGACACCCTATTACCTGTAATATAGAGCCTAATCCGTCAAAGGGTTATCTGATACGACCAGATAAAATCCTCCAAGTGGTACAAGAGTTGGCTAGGTAGCAGGGGAACTATCTAGAAAACAAAAAAGACCCCCCGTTTCTAGTATAACTACTAGTCGGGGGGTTCTTCTTGTCTATAAATGGCGTTTAAAGCCCGATTAGGGGTATCTATTCAGCGCCTAGACCGTACTCTTTTTCAGTCTTATCAGCCCATTTAGCCAATGGTGCTGCTACTGAGCCGATTAAAATTGCATACTCTGGGGCAAGGTCGGCAGCCAGTGCTAGTCCCATTGTTACTGCTGATGCCAATACAGCACGAAGGTAAGACTTGACTGCAGCCT